CTAATTGTTCATCTGTAAATCCTTGTGCATATAAATGTACTAATGCTATTTTAGTTAATTCTGATTCTACAATTCTTTGAACACGTTCAACCGTACGAGCAAAACGAACATCCATACCTGCTAGTGTTGATTTTCCTTCTACTCCTTCCTCATAACCTAAAAATGGTTTTGGAATTTTTAAAGCAGCCATCATTTTATTTTTTAAATATTCAATGTCTGTTGTTCCATCATAATCTAAACCTTTTGTAGTATCAATACGAGTTGATGTGTCATTATTTCTAACAGGTATATAAAAATCTTCTGTCATATTTTGAACATTAAATTTCATATTATAATCTCCTGTTGCTTGGTCTATATGAGGTGTTTTTTTCATTTTATTCATGGTTTGTTTCATGAATGTTTCTATTTGTGAAGATTCAATAGATCCCACATTTACATAAAATATTCTTTTTTCAGGTGCTCTCATAATTCTATGAATTAACATAGCATCTTCCATTAACATTAATTGTTTAAATACTTTTCTAGATGGTTCTAAATAAGATCTACCATAAGGAAGATAATTAGAATCTGTAAGTAATCTAAAGTGTGCAACTTCATAATTTTCTAATGTAAATTGGTCTCGTCTAATTGTATTGGTTGCACCACTAGCTAAACCATTTGGGTCCATTGTAAAACGAGTATAAGATGGGTTGTCAGGGTCGGTTCCTTCTTCTCTTACTACTTCATAAGTTGAAAGAGGAATAACATTATAAACACCAAATTTTTCACTTACCTCCATTTTTAAATAAAAATCTCCATATTTACACATATTTCTAACCCATGTAGCTAAATTAAATTCTACATTTAAAACATCATAAAATAAATTATGTAATACCTTTCTTACATTTTCGTTTGAAGAATTTACTTTTAAAACATCTCCATATTCATTTCTTGTAGTTGTTTCATCACTTATAATATCTAAAGCAGATGCAATAATAGGATCATGATCCATAGCTTCATAATCACTATAAAGCTGTAGTCGCATTGACTGATAATTTAACGTAGGGTTATACTGTAATGAAGATCCTACAGGTTTATGCATACGAGTAAATCTATCGTAGAGTGAATTTGTTGCTAGGTTTCCATATTTTTGGATCCTACCTGTATCCATAATTTTAAGTTGTTTTCCCCCAACGTTACGAATGATAACGTCATTTGAAAATAACCGTTTTAATCTTGTGAAAATACTAATATCTTGTGCCATCTTGTTGTTTTTTAATACATATTAATCAAGAAGCCAAGTCAAATCTTGTTCTCCTTGTTCTCCTAAATTTTGTGTCCATCCTGTGTTTTTCTTATTTATACCTCCAGTAAAAATACCTGGAGTAGTATCTCGTTGCCAATTTGTTACTGTGGCTCTTGTTATATCTAATCCTTGTTGAGCAAATTTAAGTGCTGTATCTCTTACATAACATGCTGTTGCTAAAGACATTACTAAATCATCATTATATCCTATTTGGGCTTCTGGTTTTCCATTTAACCAAATAAAAGTTTTCATTTCTTCTAATGTTCTTTTTCCTTGAATGGTAATTGCTTTATCTTTTAAATATGCATCTAATTTTCCTATTACTAATGGTCTTGTTTTCATTGACATTGTAAAACCAGGTACCATTTTTGTTGTATCTGTTATATCATATCCTTTAGCTAAAAATGCATCTGCATTTGTTGCTGCTTCTCCTTTAGGTGAATAATATAAATTATTATAACCTTTATCTATTACTACTTGAATTGTATTCCAACCTATGTTAGCATTTTCAATTACCAATAATGCATTATTATATTCAGTTGCCATTGCAACTAACATATGACCAAATTCTTTAGTACCAATTTGTGCCTTAAATTCACCTATTTGTTTAGACTCTTCAATGTCTATAATATGAAAAGCAGAATAATCCTTACTATCACCACGAGCAACATCGGCTGTTATTATATACTTTCTTGTATAATCTGGATATTCCCAAATATGTAATCCTCCTTCTATACCTCTTTTTTCTAAGGGATTACATATGTTAGTTTCTTCAATAAATTTCATAAGTTCATTTTCAAAAACTGTGTGTCCTGATGTTGTAAAATCACAATCACATTCCTGTGCTGCCATTCTTAAACCTAACTCATCATCTTGTTTATCTCTCCATTCTTGGTTTCTTTCTGGATGTACTGACCAATGTAGTTTAATAGGAACAAATCCATTTGTTCCCTCTTCTGCTTTAGTCCACATTTTATGGAAAAAATTACCTGTTCCATTTGGTGTAGATAGTACAATTGCTCTACCCCCTGTTGATAGTGTTTGTTGTGATGAACCCCAAATTTCATCTATTTTATTTGTTTCAATAAAAGCAGCCTCATCAATAATCAATAAAGAAATTGCTTCTGATCTACCAGCATCACTTGCTGCAGATACTGCTTTAATTTGAGAGCCATTTTTTAGTCGTAATGCTAATTTATTATTTTCTGTAAATCCAATTTGTAACCATGAAGGTAATTCATCATACATAAATTTTACCTTTGTTACTAAGTTTTTTGCTGTATCTTGTTTTGTTGCGACTACAAGTATAGATTTATCTTTTTGAAAAATCATCATCCATAATGAAATACCTGCGGATAAAGTAGAAATACCTAACTGACGAGACTTAAGAATAATACTCCTATCATGTTTTTGAAGTAATCTTAAAGTACCTTCTTGAAAAGGATATAAATTAAATTGTACACGACCTCTTGTTGGGTGTTGAATCCAACAGTATTTTTTCATAAAATATACAGGATCTTTAGCACATTTAATGTACTCCTGTTTTATGATTTGTTTTATATTTGGTTGAGCCATATTATATGTTATACATATTGAGCTACTGCGTTTTTAACTTGTTTTATACGTTCTTCTACAGTACCACTAATTGTAATAGTATTACCTCTAAACATTCTTACAATTGATTTAATTTTTTTATCAATTGCATCTCTATATTCTGCGTTTGTTTCTCTAATACCATTATCTTCTATTTCTACTCCCTCAGGACTAACATAAAATAAAATATCATATTCTTTTATAAGATAATATAAAGTAGCACTTAAATAATGTTTTTCATGTGCTTCCATTGATTTAGATAATTCACAAAATGCCATAACATCAACAACTGTTCTGTCAGTTATAATTTTTTCTTGCATTAATTCAACTGCTCTTTCAGAAGCAAAAACTAATTGTCCTTTTAAAGTACTATCTGTATTTAATGGTACACCTAAGTCCATTAGATGTTTAGAACGTTCTGTTCTAAAATGATAATCTTTAAATTCAGGTAATTCTTTTAAAGCATTTACTAGTGTAGTTTTTCCTACACTCATTGTTCCACAAAATCCTATTTTCATATTCTTAATTTCTATGGTTTTGTCCTTTAGGTGCTGGTTTTTTATACCATGGTAATCCCTCTTTACCCTTCATTATTTCATTCCAATCATCATAAGTAAATTCAATTCCATTTAAATAATATTCTTTTATTTTTTGTTCTTTATTAATTAAAGCTGGACCTTCTTCACTATGAAATACTGTTCTATCACCCATTTGTAAGGCTAGAGCTATAGTTTTAGAACCATCTTCTTCAATTTTAGCTACTCTTCTAACTTTAGCTTTAGGATTATACCATTTTTTAATATTTTGTATTTCTTCTGCTAAAGCTTTTTCTTTATCTTTTTTTGTTAAATTAGTCATATTATTTATTTTTATTTTTTACAAATTTCATAAATGATCCTTCTTTATCATTAGTTAAACCACCTATAGTATAGATTTTATCATCTTCTTCAGACCAAGATCCTGGCTCATCTGCCCATTCTAAAAAATCATTTATCTCCTTTTTTAATATTAATAACTGTTCTGCTACTAATGTTCCTTGTGCTCCTGATACTGTTATGCCTCTTGCTGATAATGCATCACCTACAAAATGTACATTAGGAAACCTAGTAAGACTTAAATCATTGTAATTAACTAATGGTTCTGGTGATAAATATTTTACTTCAGGCATATAAATGCCCCAATCTTTACCTAATGTTGGAAATACTTTTTCTAAATCATTAATAAAATCTTCAATGTGTATTGCATAATCTCCAATTGCATCATATAAAATGTCTATACTATCTACAACATGACATTCTACATAATCACCTTCTGATGTTTTAGATGGAACTCTTTGTGATGGTGAATAAAACATTCCTACACCCTCATGTTGTAATTTATCCACTGCTTTTCTTGACCAATCAAATGGTTTATCTATACCTCTAATTTCCATTAATATACCAAAATTAGTCATATCGTTTCTATATGATTCGTCTTTTTTAGCATGTCCATTGTAACTAACATCACCATAGGTGTGTTCAGCAGCCACATAAGCTGCATTATTATTTGTACAAAATGATCTTAATGATACACCTTTTTCTTCAAACTTTTGGTATAATTTAAAATCATAACTAATATCAATTAATTTTTGAAAGTGTTTTTGTGGTGCTTCAAAACGTACTCCAATTTGTACTGATTTTGGTTCTGTAGGTAATTTGTATTGTTCTGCTAATTGTTTACCAAAATCAATTCCTGATTTACCTACACCAAATATTAATGTATCATAATCTTCCCAACAATAATCTGCATGTGCATTAGTTTCTGAATATTTTACTATATTTTTATCAAAATCAATGTCAGTGACTTTAGTTTCCCATATAAATTCTACACCTTTAGATACTAAATAATCATACCAATTCTTACCAATTTCATGTAGATAATCGGTTCCAACATGCCATACAGGGAATAATCTTAAACCAAAATGTGGTTTAATAAAATCAGGTTCTGCTATGGGGTTTGAACATTGTACTTCTTCTGGTTTAGGATGAAAACGTTTAAAATTATCAATTACTTGATCAAATAATTCCATTGCTTTTTC